AAGGAATACGTTTGGTACTATGCCTAACAATATTGATTTCGATGTTGTGTTTGAACCTACTAAGGTATCTCATAAAAAATATGTCATGAATGGTATGACAGGTGAGTACCTTGATACTGTAGGAGATACATTTAATTGTGTATCTCATCCAGATTTCTTTTATCAAGTACAAGATACTATGATAGAAGAGCTACCACAACAGCATCTGATCAATGCTTCTTGTGACTTCAGAGTTGCAAGGAATAATGCTTGGGCATTGATGGACGTTAAGCTACCTGAAGTGAAGGTAAACATCACAACTAACAGAGGGTTCTCAACTGATGTTAGCTGGAGAGCTATTGCCTTACACGGTATTGATGGTAGCTGTTCAAACCAAGTGTACTTTGGTGGTATTGAATACTTCTGCACTAATGGGCAGATCAGTGGTCAGTGGGATAAGGTAAGGAGAAAGAACACTAGTGGTTTTATCCTTGCCTTCTTCATTGATGAGTTACGAGTTGCTAAGGATGCATTCTATGAGCATGGTAAGAGGCTGCAAGTTTGGGCAGATACCCCGACAAACACTTGGCAAATCAAGCAGATGTTGGAGTCCCTCATTCCATCTGAACGTAAAGCAGATAGGATGTTGAACTTGTATCATGAAGAGGCAGCGGTCAGAGGTTCCAATGTGTATGCATTGTACTCTGCTATGACAAACTACAGTACCTATGCTGATGATAGGAATGGGTTCAGCCTGAGAAATACAGGTCATGATACTCAAGCTGTTTCAATGTGGAACCGTGAGCATGAGGTCAGTAAGTGGGTTAGCAGTAATCAATTCGCACAACTGGTAGCTGCCTGATGATTGAGGCATTCCTAATATTCGAATTAGTATGCCTCATCATACTTATTTCTCAAATAAGTTAGTTGTTGACAACAGGTATGATAGGTGGAATACTGACCTATCATACCTTCAGGAGAGAGGACAATGAAAGAGATATCTAAAAAGAAACAATGGAAATACAACGCCGTTGTTAAGGACTTACATACCAACAAGTATAGACAAAGAATAAAACAACCTAAGCAGAGTTATGAAACTGAAGAGGAAAGTATTCAAGAGGGTCTTGAAGAATACTTTCATAACACAGAGGGAGAATCAGACCATGACTAAAGACAAGGCAGTGAGGGCATATGATGGCAAGACTATGGTATGGGAGAAGAAGTTCATGCCTGAACTGGTAGAAAATTATAAAATAATAAAGAAGAAAGAATACTGCAACCCATACTTCTGGATTATAACTGAAGTGAAGGAATCTAAATGAATATATTCATGTTAGATAGTAACCCCTTTAACGCCGCACGTATGCACTGTGATAAGCATGTCGTTAAGATGGTATTGGAAAGCGCACAAATGCTATCAACTGCTCACCATGTATTAGACGGGAAGGATTGTGGACTACAGTGGGATTTAACTAATTGGAAAATATATAAAGCAACGCATAAGAACCATCCCAGCAATGTGTGGGTTAGAGAAACACGCCACAATTATGGATGGTTGTATCAATTATTTGTCTCTCTGTTAAGAGAATACAAAAAAAGATATAACAAAACGCATAAATGTGAACAACTAGTAGAACCTTTGTGGTATCATCCCATAAAAATTAATAGATGGCATAACATGACACATTTGCCACAGTGTATGCCAGATCAGTACAAAGTAGCAGGTCTTTATGATGATCCTCTATGGTACGAGAAGGATTTTATAAAGCATAGATGGCCTCGCTTTGATCCTGTCAGAGATTGTTGGGAAATTTTGCAACCAAGCATTGAAGCGTATCGTAATTATTATAAAGCAGAGAAGTCTTACTTTGCTAAATGGGAGAAGGGTACATCAGAACCTGCATGGTGGAAGGAGCAAACAATAAATGGAGGTTGAAGATGGGAAAGGCTAAGAGTTGGTTGATGGATATGGAGGAGGATGCATCCTTCATGTCTCTTGATGAGTGGGTTAGTAAACATGGTGAACAAAACAAGGATGTATACGAAACAATTCAAGGAGATATTCAAATGAACAGTACTTATGATAATCTTAGTGTTAGAACTACAGATGAGATACTGAGTAATAATGTTGCTGAACTTCAGATGCAATTGAACGAGGCATACACTAGAATACATAAACTACATGACATCATAGAAGAAATGAAACAGTTATCACAAAGTTCAATTGATAATCTGATGAAGGCTGTTGATGGATCAGATAAAAGGTGGACAAATATAGGAGAATATTATGGCTGGCCTAAATAAAAAATATACTATGGTAAGTATTGTAGTTATAACTATCATAACAGGTGCCTTAACAGCTAAGGCTTTCCAGTTATATAATACTTGTAATTATAATGCAGAGTCCGGTCATTATATAATTAATGGTAAGACCTATGCTCATGGTACTATGGACAGTGCCTTTGGATGTGCCATGTATGGTGTACTACCACAGGTAATCATCGATAGACTAGGTATCTTTGGTGATGCTGTTACAAAAGAAAGGGCTAAAGAAATAATTGAAACCAATAAAGACAATCAGAAAAAGGAGTAAGCATCATGCTTAGAGAATTAATAATTGAAGTACTACAGAGAGAGCATGAGTTATTAAAAGAAAAGAATCCTGTAGGTACGCTTAGACTAAAGAGAAAAACTGTGTTAGAATATCTAACAAATCGTATTGATATGTTAGAACAACAGGCAAAAGAAGTTAGTAAGGCAAGGGAACTTCTTAATGAACAAGACAATAATTGATATTGAAACAGACGGCTTAGATGCTACCAAGATATGGCTTGCCGCCTGTAAAGATGTCAACTCTGATTTTGTTAAGGTGTGTTTCAACAGAGAAGAATTGTTAAACACCATAGCAAAGACAGATATATTTATTGGTCACAATATCTTAGGGTTTGATCTGCATTGGTTGAAAGAACTATGGGATATTGATATTGATTATAGAAAGGTTGAAGATACTCTTGTTCTTTCCACTCTGTTCAACCCTGAAAGGAAGGGTGGTCACTCACTAGAACAGTGGGGTATCAGGTTAAAGAATGAGAAGGGTAAGCATACTGACTGGTCTAAGATTTCACCTGATATGATATCCTATTGTATGCAAGATGTTAGGTTAACCAATCAGGTTTATAATCATCTAGTTAATAGTGAGAAGGAAGATTTTTCTGATAGGTCTATTGAGTTAGAGCATACGATTAAACATATCATTGCACAACAGGAAAGGAAAGGGTTCTATCTCAATGAACAGAAGACACATATACTTCTATCAGAAATAAAATCAAAATCGGATGAGATTTTATTACAGGTTAGGGAGGAGATTAAACCTTCTGTTCGTTTGTTGAGAGAGGTTACACCAAGATACAAAAAGGATGGGTGCCTTTCTGCTACTGGGTTGCAAGCTATTGATAGACCACATGAAACTGTTGGTGGTCCCTTCAGCATGATATCCTTTGAACCATTTAATCTTGGCTCACCTAAACAAATCATCAACAGGATGGAGAGGTTTGGTTGGAAGCCAGTGGAATTTACAGAGAAGGGACAAGCAAAGATAACACAGAAAAATTTAGAGACTGTATCATCTGATGCCCCTTCTTCCATTAGAAACCTAGCTAAGTGGAAGATGTTGGAGACCCGTGTAAAGACAGTGGAAGGATGGCTTGATGCTCTGGCTCCTGATGGTAGGGTACATGGCAAGGTGTTTCCTATGGGTGCAGTGACAGGACGTATGACCCATGCTGAACCTAACCTTGCCAACATAGTATCATCCAACAAACCATATGGTTCAGAGCTTAGAAGTTGTTGGACTGTAGAGAATATTAACACTCACTGCTTGGTAGGTATGGATGCTAAAGGATTAGAGTTGAGGATGTTAGCCCACTACATGCAGGATGATAACTTTATTAGTGAGGTTATAGATGGCGATCCTCATACCTACAATCAGAATGCAGCGGGGCTGAAGACTAGGGCGCAAGCTAAGACATTCATCTATGCTCTGCTTTACGGGGCTGGGGCAGCTAAGATAGGTTCAATCATTAATGGTAGCAGTAGGCAAGGAAAAGAAATTCAAGAAAAGTTCTTGCATAATGTACCAAAGCTTGGTAACTTGATCGAAGCTGTTCGAAGAAAAGCTAGTCGAGGTTACATAAGGGGTATAGATGGGAGGAGACTTTGGATTCGACAGGCTAGGGCTGCACTTAATACTTTACTTCAAGGTGGTGGTGCAATCGTTTGTAAACAATGGTCTATCTATCTCTTCGATGAGATACAGAAGAGAAAGTTAGATGCACATCTTGTTAATACAATCCATGATGAGCAACAATATGAGGTGAGGAAGGAACATGCGGAGGAACTGATGAAGATAGCTGATACAACTATGCTGAAGACAGGAGAGTTCTTTGATATGCGTCTTCCTTTGAATGCTGATGCAACGATGGGTACAACATGGGCTGAAACACATTAGGAGGTTTACATGAGGACAACTACAATACGAAAGCCTTTTAGTAGGACACTGTATGATAAGGCAGATAGTAAAGCAAAGGACATCATGCGTACCTACCTAGAAAAGCAAGGACATAAACTCAAGAAAGATGTAGAACAATACTACTGTGATATCGAAGGACTGGATGGTCATGGATGGGAGGTTGAGATCAAATACTCTTGGAAGAAAGAGTGGCCTGAAGCATGGGAAGATGTTCGCATACCACACAGGAAGAAAAGATTAATTGATAAGAAAGGAGCAGATAATATTACCTTCTTCGTACTTAATAGTACGTGTAACCAAGCCTGGGAAATACCAGGGTACGCTGTAGATAAGGCAGATGTTGTTGAGGTTTCAAATAGGTTTGTCCCAAAGGGAGAGTTGTTCTACAGTATCCTTGTAGCCCAGTATTGTGTGAGTAAAATTTTCTTGACAGGTTAAAATGAGTATGGTACTGTGCAGAAATCTTAATTGAAAGGAGATTATAATGATGGCACAACAAAAAGAAAAAGGTGTAATATCTGGTAAAGCATACTGGACTCACCTTCACAAGCACGATGATTACAATAACCGCTTTCAAGTTGATATCGGAGACTTATCAGATGAGTCTGTGGAATTGCTTGAAAAGAATGGTGTTAAAATTAAACCACCTGTAAATAAAAATGGTAAGGAACATACATCTGGGGGTCCATATGTAGTTTCCCATACTAAGTTTGCGAAGAGAGATTCTATTTCAGAAGGCTACCCTAATGGGGTTGTTGGAGTACCTGTTATAGATGAGGATAAAAATCCTTTTGATGTTCCTAATACTAGAATTGGAAATGGTTCTGATGTTAGGGTTAGAGTTACTTACAATAAGGATCATCCCTTTGTTAAAGAGTGGGGCACATCCCTGTGGTTAGATAAGATGCAGGTTACTAACCTAGTTCCATTTGAGGACAATGGTTCAGCCTTGGATGATGACGACTTTTAATCTAGTCTAGTCTGTTGTATGGGGCTTGGCATGGATGCTTACGTATCCGCATTGTCAAGATGTATAGTGGGCGAGGGCAGCTTTGCTGTGGGGCAGCTATACACTAAAGGAGATTAGGATGAAAAACATACAAGATGTTATACCTGATATCTACAAGAGGATGACAACTCCTGCTAAGATTAAGCAAGGGAACATGGATTCCTTCTTGGTTAACACAACTGAACTACTAAAAAGATACCTTGAACAAGAGAGGAACCAAGGCACTAGACCAAACCTACGTATGTCCTTAATAGGAAGGGCAGATCGTAAGATATGGATGGACATCAACGGCCCAAAGAAAGAAAGAGAATTGTCTTTCAATACGTTGATGCGGTTCTTATATGGTTCTATTGTTGAGGAACTTCTCTTGTTTCTTGTTAAGGAAGCTGGTCACAGTGTTACTGATGAACAGAAGAAGGTGTCTATCTCTGGCGTTGATGGTCACATGGATTGTAAGATTGATGGTGAAGTGGTTGACGTTAAGTCCAGTAGCGATTATAGTTTCCGCAAGTTCAAGAGAGGATTCGATGATGGCGAGGATGACTTTGGTTACATCGGACAGATCAGTGGGTACGTAGAAGCAGAGGGTAAGGATAGAGGATACTTCCTTGCTCTTAATAAATCTTCTGGTGACATTGCTCTGTTAGAAGTAACGGACTTTGACCTCATCAATGCAGCGGGGAGGATAAAACATATACGTTCCTTCTTGAAAGACACTGTTAATAAACCAAAGGCTTGTAAAGAACCTGTACCTGATGGTAAGTCTGGTAACATGCAACTGGCTAGGGTGTGTGTGTTCTGTGAATACAAGACAGATTGCTGGCCCAAGCTCAGAGCATTCAAGTACAGTAATGGAGTTAAGTATTTAACCAAGATAGAAAAGGAGCCAAAGGTGGAAGAAATAAATGTCTGATCCTTTATTTCGAAGACATGAGCCATGTCCTGAATGTGGTTCAAGAGACAACGTAGGGGTATGGGCGAATGGTAATGAACATTGCTTCTCGCCTGGATGTACCTATCACATTAGTGGAACAGGAGGGAATATGCAAACAGAACGGCAAGAGAAAACCACCATACTTACTAAGGGAACACTGACAGATATTCCAGACAGGTCTATTACAGAAGCTACCTGTCGTAAGTATGAGGTTACTGTTCAAGGTAACAAACATTTCTACCCTCTCTTCGATGATGCTGGTATTCATATTGCTAATAAGGTTAGGCGAGTGGATACGAAAGACTTCTACTCTGAAGGGAAGGTTGCGGCTAGTACTTTGTTTGGGCAGAAGGGTTTCGCAGAAGGAGGTAAGTACATCACCCTATGTGAAGGGGAGATTGATGCCCTGTCTACCTACCAAATGCTTGGATCGAAGTGGCCTGTTGTTTCTGTTAAGACAGGTGCCGCTGGTGCAGCTAAAGATGTTGCAAAGAACTATGATTTCCTTACATCATTTGATAACGTAGTTATCTGTTTTGATAATGATGATGCAGGTAACAAGGCAGCTAAGAAAGTGGCAGAGGTCTTGTCCCCCAAGGCTAAGATCATGCCTATGCAATACAAGGATGCCAATGATTACCTGTTGAACAAGGAACAGAGTAAGTTCGTAAAGGATTGGTGGTCAGCTAAAACATATACACCTGATGGTATCATAGCTGGCTCTGAAATGTGGGATGATATTATGGAAGGGATAGTTACCCCTGCTATTGCATACCCTTATGATGGACTACAAAATCTAACCTATGGTATTCGTATGGGTGAGCTTGTTACTATCACCGCTGGGGCAGGGCTTGGCAAGTCACAGTTCATTAAAGAGATGGTGTATCATATATTAAATAGTACCCCCGATAATATAGGTATGATGTTTATGGAAGAATCAACTAAAAGATCGGGGCTATCTATTATGAGTTTGGCTGTTGATAAACCATTACATCTTCCTGATGTATTTGCTGACGCAAAAGATGAGGAATTTGTTGATGCGTTTGATGAGACACTAGGAACTAATAGGCTATTCTTCTATGATCACTTTGGTTCTAATGCTATTGATACTATAGTGGGGAGGGTGAGATACTTTGCCAAGGCATTGAGTTGTAAGTATATTGTCCTTGATCATGTATCTATCATCGTATCTGATCAGCAGCATGGTGATGAGCGAAGGGCACTTGATGAGATCATGACCAAGCTTAGAACAGTGGTGCAAGAGTTAGATATCTGTTTACTTCTGGTATCCCACTTGCGTAGGCCCTCCTCCGCTGGTCATGAGGAAGGGGCAGCTACTTCTCTTAGCCAGCTTAGAGGATCAGCTTCTATTGGTCAGCTATCAGATATCGTGATTGGATTGGAGAGGAATGGTCAACATGAGGATGAGAAGGAGAGGCATACTACAACGGTACGTGTAATAAAAAATAGATTTTCAGGGTTGACAGGCCCTGCATGTAGGCTGTATTATAGCCGTCGAACTGGTAGGTTGACAGAACTTGAAGAGGAAGGGGAAGAGTTTGAATGATTATATTTCAATCTATCATTAAAGAGCTTGACGTAAATACTAACAAGCATGTATACTATCTTGTTACTGGAAATGATAAACAAGAAGGGCTGCGGTTTGTTGGTGAGAATGTCATCTCTATTAGAATGAAGAAGGCACCAGGATCAGAGCCGTCTTCCTTCTGGCTTGATGAGATGTTTAAATCTAATGCGCCTAAGTTTGAATCAGATTTAAAACAAGTCAAGCATCTCCTAGAAAGAGGGGCTGTTGTGGTTTTCTCCCCCTCTCTTCTAGGAGAAGACATTACTAAAATGAGAGGCGTCTGTCCTGATACAACGGATTTCATAGAGCATAAGCTCAAAGAGGTGCTACATGACAAGCACTAGATCAAGGAAAGCAAAGGGCAGGAGCTTACAAAACTTAGTTGTTTCTAAACTTCTTGATTGCTCACAAGATTTAGAACCAGATGATATTAAAGGGGCTATCATGGGAGAACAGGGCATGGATGTTAAGCTTTCTCCCGCTGCTTTTAAGAGATATCCTTTTAAGATTGAGTGTAAGAATCAGGAGAAGTTCAAGGGTATCTATTCTATTTACTCTCAAGCAGAAGGACACAAGGGAAAAGGGGAACCTCTTATCATATTAAAAATGAACAGACAGAAACCACTGGTGATAATGGACTTTGATTTTTTTCTTGATTCTTATAAGGGAGATACTAAATGATTAACAGTTGGAATGGTAGACAGAACAGTGAGGAATTGCAACATCTGAAAGGTGATAGGCATTATATAATCTTTGTTCCTAATCCAGATGATGAAACAAATTTCTCTGTGCTAGTAGCAGACACTTGCTCTTCTGATCTTTCAGAACAATCTTATGATGAAGAGTCTTTTAATGTTTCTAATATTATTGTTAAAGGTATAATGGCTATGCTAGATTCTGAATTAGATTATCTAGTAGAAAAAGGGCAAGAGTTTATTGAAGAAGAGTATATGGAAACAAAAGAAGATGCATTTAAAAATTCAGAGAATGTTATTGTGTTTGATCCTAAGAAAATAAAGCATTAACATGGGTTCATGGAAGGAGTACTCACAGATGGAAGATGTTGCATGGGAAGAAGTAAATAGTCCCAGCCATTACAATAGTAACACGATGGAAACTATTGATTTGATAAGGGACAGTATGGAATCAGATGAGTATAGAGGATACTTGAAAGGAAATATTTTTAAGTATGTAAGTAGATATCGTTATAAAGAAAAAGAAAATCCTTACAAAGATTTGTTGAAGGCACAGTGGTATCTGTGCAAACTAATAGAGGATGTTAAAAATGATGGGAAAAAGTGAAACCTTACAGGATAAACTGCATATCTTTCACCGTGCTTTCAAACACCCTATAGGGTTAAAATATCCAGAGCCTTCTGCTTTAATGGATGGTGAAAAAGATTTAAGGAGAAGGCTTATACAAGAAGAATATAAGGAGTTGATGTATGCTATTAGTAATCAAGATGATGATGAGGTTCTTAAAGAACTCTGCGATCTGGTTTATGTGTGCGTTGGGTTTGCTGTTACTTACGGGTGGTCTTTTGATACTGCATTCAATCGAGTACATTTTTCGAATATGTCTAAGTTGGATGAGGAAGGCAATCCACTCTATAGAGAAGATGGTAAAGTTATTAAGTCTAACTGCTATGAACCACCGAAACTTGCTAACTTAGTATGATATGGCAGACCTAGACTACTTAGCATGGCTTCTTTCTGTTTCTTATGAACCAAAGTTGGACGGTGGTGGACAAATTTTAGCACCTGTCTTTTATAAATTATTAAAGGATCAGAAGGTTAAGACTATATACGAGTGGTGTGCTGGCCCTTCTTGGATTGGGCTATGGTTGCTACATAAAGGAGTATGCGAAGAACTTGTTGTATCTGATATAAACCCGAAGGCTATGGAGCATGTAAAAAAGACGGCAAAAGAAAGTTCTTATCCTGTTAGAACTTACGTTAGTGATAATATGAAAGACATTCCCTCTTGGGAAAAGTTTGATATAGTTGTTGCAAACCCACCTAATTATGTTAATATACAAACAAGTCATTCTGTTGGGCGTATGCGAGAAGATTTAAGGCCATCGGATATAGATTGGAAAATACATAAAGATTTTTATAAGAACATAGGAGGATATCTAAAAGAAAATAGTACGATGTATATATCAGAAGTCGGTATTAATGATAAAGAAATATATTTATCTGGTGAAGGATTTTATAATAATACGAAGGAACTATATGATGTTAGAGAAAGAAAACCTATAGAGGATTTTAAAGAGATGATCAAGGAAAACAATTTAGTATTGAATACCGTGATACCATATACACATATGATAAACCAGCATTGGTCTGAAGGCAATGAACTTTCTATGCTTAAAGTAGGGTTAAAGAAACAATGATATACCCTATACTTTTATTTTTCTTTATGTTATGGTTCATTGCAGTTATGTTTGTTACTTGTGATGTTATATTTTAAAGGAGAACGAAATGGAAATACCAATTAGTCTTGTGAATGATATCGTTAATTATCTTTCCCGTCAACCGTGGAGAGAAGTTGATAATCTAATTAAAGGAATAATACAGGCTCAAGCACAAGAAAAGTCTGACATTGAAACAGCACAAGAGGAGCTACCTTTAAATGATACCTAGATTTATTTCAGACTACCAGTCATTCATACATCAGTCTCGTTACAGCCGCTGGCTTGAAGTGGAGTCACGTAGAGAAACCTGGGAAGAAACAGTAAAAAGATTACTGGATTTCTACAAGAGCTTCCTTAAAAATAATCATGGTTACATCATGCCAAAGGAAGTGTATACTGATCTATACGTAGCCATCATAACCATGCAGGTAATGCCCAGCATGAGGGCTATGATGACGGCTGGTCCTGCATTAGAGCGCAATCATATTGCTGCTTACAACTGTAGCTACCTGCCTGTTGATAGCCCTCGTTCATTCGATGAGTGCCTATACATCCTGATGCATGGAACAGGCGTTGGATTCAGCGTGGAGAGACAGTTCATCAATCAACTTCCTAATATCCCTGATCAGTTTGAATCCAGTGAAACCTGTATCGTTGTACAGGATAGTAAGGAAGGATGGTTCAGATCATTCAAAGAACTGATTAACCTTCTATATGCTGGTCAGCTACCTCAATGGGATATGTCCAAGGTCAGACCTCAAGGTGCCAAGCTAAAGACATTCGGTGGTAGAGCAAGTGGGCCTGAACCATTGAACGAACTGTTTAAGTTCACCAGTAATATGTTTAAGAATGCTCAAGGCCGAAAGCTTAATAGTCTGGAGTGTCATGATCTCATGTGTAAGATTGCTGATGTGGTTGTGGTTGGTGGTGTGCGTAGGTCTGCATTGATCAGTCTATCTAATCTTAGTGATGATCGTATGCGTCATGCTAAGTCAGGTGATTGGTGGAACACTGAACCTCAACGATCCTTTGCTAACAACTCTGTCTGTTATACAGATGGTTTAGATACAGGTTCCTTCTTACGTGAGTGGAGTTCATTGTATGATAGTAAGTCAGGGGAGAGAGGCATCTTCAATCGTAATGCTGCACAAGCACAGGCTGCTAAGTATGGTAGAAGGGAATCGGATATAGAGTATGGTACTAACCCATGCAGTGAGATTATCCTTAGACCTAAGCAATTCTGTAACTTGAGTGAGGTTGTTGTACGAGAAGATGATACGCCAGAAACATTACAAAAGAAGATTGAGCTTGCTACTATCTTAGGAACCATTCAATCCTGCTTCACTGATCTAAAAGGATTGGGTAGGCAGTGGACTAAGAACACAGAAGAAGAAAGACTTCTTGGTGTATCTCTTACAGGCATACTGGATAATGCTATGTTAGCCAACAAGACAAAGGATAGTCTTCCTGCACTATTAGGCAGTCTTAGAATGACGGCAGTCCATACTAATCGTAAGTGGTCTTCTCTATTTAACATAGAACCTTCCGCTGCTATCACTTGTGTTAAACCTAGCGGTACTGTTAGTCAGTTGGTTGATGCAGCTTCTGGTATCCATCCTAGACATTCTGAATATTACATTAGAACAGTTAGAGCAGATAAGAAAGACCCGTTAACTCTGTTCATGACTGATGCTGGGTTCCCTGTTGAAGATGAGAATAAAAAGCCAGAGACAACAGCAGTGTTTTCATTCCCAGTTAAAGCACCAAAGGGTGCAATAACAAGGCACGATATGTCTGCTGTTGATCATCTAAATATCTGGAGTATCTATGCTGAACACTGGTGCGAACATAAGCCTTCAATCACTGTCAGTGTTAAAGAAGATGAGTGGTTAGAGGTTGGTGCTTTTGTTTATAAGAACTTCTCTACCATGTCGGGAGTAAGTTTCCTTCCTATGTCTGAGCATATCTATGAGCAAGCACCATATCAGGATTGCACTAAGCAGGAATATGAGAAGCTCTTGAAACGTATGCCAAAGAGTATAGACTGGAAGAAGCTTGGTGAGTATGAACGGGATGATAATACTATTTCATCACAGACACTAAATTGTGTTGGTGACTTCTGTGAAGTGGTTGATCTTGTCTAATGCCTAGTCATCATGATAATCTACAGGTTAGAGATATGCAAGAAATATTAAAGGATAACGTAAACAATCTTGAATACCAATTAACTCATGCTAATAGTAGAGTAGCATCTCTTACAGAAAAACTAGGAAATATCCTTGCTATACATAAGGACTTAGAATATCATCTACAAGGTATAGAAATTTACATCTCTGATATTAAAGAGTTAATTAATAAAGGGAGATGATGATGCCTTGGTCAAAAGAATTACAAGATAGTTGGAAAGCACAACAGAAAATTAAGGATGACCAAAAGGACTGTACGGTTTGTGGTTGTCC